GCGACGCGGCTTTTACACCGCGCCGCCGTATTGTTTTAAAACGGATCGCTGTCCACGTTGGTAGTAACGCCCGCAAAAGGATCGTTCACCGGCGCAGGGCCGGCGGCGTCGAACATAGATTCGAGCGCCGGGCGCCCGCCGCCGAGCCGTTCACCGTCTGCCCAGAATTGGACACCGTTGATGCCCGCGGTGACGCCTTTGTTGGCTTGCGTGTCAAAGGTGTAGACGTTGAGGTTCACCTTGCAGACACAGCCGCCGTACACCACAGCCGGGTCGATGATCTCCTGGCGATTGCGATCGACGACGACCGGCTTTTGCTTGGCCGAGACGCGGATGAGGTAGTGCCCCGCATACTCAGGGTTCTTCTCGACCAGCGGCACGCCGTCGTTGCCCAGGGTCTTGTCGCCATCTTTGATGAGGGATTTGGTTTCACCCACCAGGGCGATGCGGGGGCGCTTGGCCTGATCCGGCCAGGCTTCGGCCAAGGCGGCTTGGGCATCCGCGTGAATCGCTTTCATAAAGGCCATCTGCTCGGCGTTGGTTTTGTCGATCATCACCGTCACCGAGTATTTGGGGTCTTGGCCCTGCTGGAACGCCTTGGGGGTGAAAAGAGATTGAGTGTAGGACACCCGCACGGGCGGGCTGGTTCTGGCCGGTTTGGATACGTTGTTTCCCATGTTCTGCTTTTTCTCCGTTTCTGATGTGTTTCAACTTCGCTTTTCGAACAAACGCTTCAAAGCCTCGCCGCAGGTTCCACGCCTCAGTTCAAGTTCTCTCCAAGTCGTGTACCGCCATGCCGGGGAGCCGAGCATGTCCACGATCAACTCCATTGCGTTCTCAAGTCGCGCGAGTCGTCGTTCAATATCTTCAAAGCGTTTGTTCTCGTCCATTTTCATTCTCCAAACATAGTTTCTGTCGAAGGCGGCAGGGCGGGCCGGGGGTCATCGATCTTGGCCAAGGTGGGAGCGCCTGCTTTGCGTTCGGCGAGCAGAGGGGCGATCACTGCCGACACCTCTGCGGGTTTGAGTCCTCCTTTCTTAAGCGCAGCTTCGATCCTGGTGGGACTGCGCAGCTTTTTTTCGAACAGATCGTTGTCGTCTACCACTATGGATAGGGCGTTTGTTGTCGCACCATCGTCTGCCCAGGCGCGGTTGCCCTGCCGCCCCTGAACCAATTTGAACTTCGTTGGCGCGTTGGCCGCACCGGATCGCAGCCTTTGAAAAGCTTCAGCCTGTGCCGCTTCGTACATGAGTTTGAGAATGTCCATGCGCTCGAGGATGTAGTCGAGGCTTTCGCCGGGAAGCTGCGCTGCCCGAGCTTTGATCTCATCGACCGTCACCGCTTCGGGGAACATGATCTCAACTTTCTCCAGCGCTTGTTTCCTGATCTCAGGGCACAGCACGCGCCCGTCGGCCATGATTGTCTCGGCCCCAGGGCACCAGTGACACCACGGGCCAGAGGCGAGCGGAGCGTCGGGGCGCTTGGATGCTTCGGCCGCGGGTTTCATCACGTCGTATGCCCAGGCGTAGAGATCCTTGACCAGATAGGACACCGAACGAATGACGCCGCCAGCATAGGACGCCCGTGGCTGCACAATGGTTGCTTCGACGTGGGAGACGCCGTGGGGGTTATCTTTACCGAGGGTGCCAAGCGCGTAGATGGTGGTCTGCTCGTTGTCGCCGACGTTTGACCCTATGTCCACTGGGACGCCGGCGCCGTGCTTGTAGTCAACGACGTAGATGGTGGTGAGCGGCTCAATGGCGGTGAAATCCCCCGTGCCAAACATCCCCGGGACGATCCAGGAAAGATCCAGCTTTTTCTCCGTTTCAAAGATGCAGCCAACCAGCCGGTCGCGCAGGCCACGAACGAAGTCAATGTAGACTTGACACGCTTCGGCCATGGCCTCATCGACTGTGAAGAAGAGGTGCTTTCCGGTCGCGTTGGAGGAGATGTCAATCCCAGTTTTCCCACCGGCGTGCCATCCTACTTTACCAATGAACTCAAACGCCGACTTGTTTTGCTTGAGGCACAGGTCGTTTAGCTCGTGAGCAACCGAGCCTTCGGCCGCCCATTTGGACGAGTCTTTGCGGGGAACGCCTTTGGTCAAGTTCGCCCAACCGGGGCAGTGCAAGGTTCGCTTGAACGAACTTGGCTGAAGACCGCGTGCTGCGTGTTCGCCCATTAGTTGAGCTCCTTGCTCGCAGCATATTTTTCCATTACGCCGCGGAATGTTTTCTGTTCCATGTAAATCACCCGCAAAGGCTTTCTCAGAGCGAAGCACATCCCAAAATCAAACACTGTACCAACGCTGCGCTGATCCCAGAAAAGATGGATTTCATCCGCGGACTCCACCAAACCTCTGTTGTATTCACACACCGCGAGATCATCGAACTTTGGGTAGTCATCAAAGGCTGGGATAGATACTTCGTGGCCCTCAGCTTCCATCTGCGCTTTGTGCGCCAACATCTTTTCTTTATAACTCGTTGTGCCAATGATTGTGATTTTCACCTCGGTACTCCCCTGTGTTTGTAAAACCAACCCATGATATTCGTGCGCTCGAATTTGTTCCACCCGAGCGCTTCTTGCGCTTCTGTCACAACATTGTGCTCAAGCTGGTCCAAGGCGTGATACCATTGAGGCATGGCTTTAACCCCGTGAGATTCGACAAACTTACACCGCGCCCACGATTCGCCCGGGTCCGTATTGTAGCCAACAATCACGTAGCTCCGGATGTTTCTCTTCACCATACCTGCTGACCGCAACCGATCGTACGCACACTCCCAAGAGTCTTTATAGGCGATGTTGTCAAGTGCCAGGTAAACCATGGGCTCTTTGATCTCTGCTATCCTCATAGCGTGGTAATCGGTGAGCCGGCGCGCGTCAATACCTTGGTTGAAGTTCGCCCAACCATGGGGTATGAGTCGGTCTATTACTTTATCAAAATGAGAAACAGACGCCGCCAGCAAATTGTTGTCGCAGATAACCGGTAAATCAGGCCAATCTTCCAGCTCCACAAAGGCGCCTTCAATTTTTGGAACACCACAGAAACCGCAGCGATTCACACAACCCAACGTCGTCCGAGTCGCCAAGGGGTTTATTCTTTGCAGCACCCCTTGGCACTCAGCGCCGACAGTAACGCATTCTACGTCATCAAAATAGTTTGGGAGGAGTTTCACCGCAGGGCCGCCGACAACCACTTTGCTCCACAAAGGCGAAGGTTTTGAAACGTAGCTTCTCACCGTTGGCAGCTCCCAAGTGAAAGGAATCGACACGTATAGCGCATCGTCGTGTATCCATTCGAAGGGTTTCTTTGGCCACTGCGGTGTAGGGTGAGCGCTCATGCTTAGTTGAGCTCCTGCGTGGCTTCGGTGAACAGAGCAGTGAGGGCCGCATCTTGCGCCGGCTTTTCCAGCTTCTTTACGTCCTTGTACGCATCAAAGCCTGTGTGCTTTTTGATCATGGCCGACACGTAGGCATTGCCGCGCACTTTCATCAACGACTGGAGCACGACGAGGGTTTCTTCGAACGTGCGCGCCTTGGGCGGCTCGGGGGCGGCGGGGGGCTCCTGGAAAGGGTCGGATTCGGGCGACGCAGACACTGGACCAAGGACGGTGGGCGGATCAGGCTCTTGAACAGCAGGGGGAATGACTTCAGCGGGAGCCGCCGTGGGCTTGTTCACAATTTGCTGCGCACTTTGCACCGCATCCCAAGTGCTCAGGTTCTTGATCAGCGTCGTTGTCTTCGTCCGCGGTGGCACTTCAATCCCCCGCTCGGCGCAGAGTTTCTTGAGCGCCTCGTAGTCGGTGATGCCTTTGTAGCCGGCGGGCGGGCCAGCCATTTCTTGCGCATAAACCGGGGCGGTGATCTTCGCTGCCTCGGACGCCTCGTTCATCTTCGCCGCTGCGTCCCGGTACTCGGCGGGCACAGCCTTCGGCTCGCACGCACACGGTTTGGTCGGAAACGCCGGGGCGGACAGGGCGTCCGCGATTTTCTCCATTGCCGCAATAAATCTTTCAATCAGGTTGTTCAACTTTTTCTCCTTTTCTGTTAGTGCTTTCCTTATGAGTTCCCGTTCATTTGCTGTCAAGTGCTTTTATTGCTTTTCTGATAAGCGGCCAATAGCCTCTGTCGCGGCGATGGCCGCGGACGCGACAAATCTTTGACGGAAGCGTATTCGCACCGAAAGTTTGCACAATGTAATTCCCGTATTCCGGCCGGCGCGGATGATCGGCGGTGTTGATGATGCAGATTTTCTCCAGCGTGCGGCGCCGGCTTTCCTGTCCGAAGGGAACGATGTCTATGCGGATTTCGAGCAATATCGCCTCCACTTGATAGTTTTCCCCGATGCAGGTGGCAGCTCCGCGGCTTGAGAAAACGTCTTCAGTAACAGTTCTACTTGCAAATCACGGAGAATCTTTTTGTCATACCACTTATAAAACCCCCGCGACCGCCAATGTTCTCTTTTCAAATACCAGTAGAGCGCCCAATTAGCAGCTACCACCGCCAAAACACAGATTACGATTTCAAGCATGTGTTCTCCTGTTCATCCTATTTCTTTAAGGTCGTGCCTTACCCCACGAGTCGCAAATCGAATAATCGTCTATGATGTTTTGTTTTATCCACTGCCTATATTTCATGGACGCGATAATATGTTTGTCGAACCCATCCGCAATTGGAACCCTGACAGGGTGTAGCGGTTTATCGCCATCAATATTACAAGCGTTTGCATCATCCCGGTAGCTGTAAAAGGCGTGTTTGCAGTTCCAGCAGCCGTCTTGTTTTCTATAGTTTTTGCGCGGCATTTCTAAACCCCCAAGTACGGCCCCCGACACTGTCTCAAGTGGCATCCAGCACACCACCGACATCCAGCCGTTTGTGCGCTGCGGACCCCAATATCTTTGCATCCAGCGATCCCTCCACCACCAATTGATGGACGATCACCGCGAACTTTTGCCCAATCCTGTGCTCTCTATCTTCGGCCTGTTCGTTTTCCCCCGGCACCCAGGAGGACTCGACAAACACCACATCATGTCCTGCTGTGAGCGTCGTCCCTGTTCCACCTGCTACGATGTTACACACGAGGACACGGCACGAAGCGTAGCCCTGAAACGCATCCACCGACGCCTGGCGCGCCGCGGGGAGCGTCGATCCCGTAATCGCCCGCGCGCCGTATTCGACGAGCGCCTCGACCAGCAACCCTACCACTTCAACATGATGAGCAAAGACGACAACCTTATCTTCGGCGGCGAGCAGATCCTTTATATACTCCACAGCCGCCGGGACTTTGGCCAAGCCCATTTCACGGCGAATCTCCGGCAGCGGTGAGCCAACAGGAACGCCGTGGGCCAAAATCTCCGCCGCCGAGAACGCCGACTCTTTGTCCAGGACTTTTCTCATGGCGCCGTCGGCGGGGAACAGCACCATCTTGTAGCGTTTGGGCGGCAGCTCGTGGAGCACATCAGACTTCAGTCTCCGTGTCATGAACCCCGAGCCGCGCAGCCGGGCGAACAGCTCGTCCTGCCGTTTGGCGCCCCGCACCATAAACCCACCCCGGCCGTCGGGCGCCATCAAACAAAACCGAGCACAGAACGCAGAGTACTTCATGTAGGAGATCGCATCGGTGGCGCAGCGGTAAAGAATAGGCCAGAGTTCTGAAGGCCGACCGTTGGGGATGGGCGTGCCGGACAGAAACAGCGTGGGCAGCGTGTCCACAAGGCCGCGCCAGCCGCGCGTGGCGTCACCGAGTATCGCCCGTGACCGGGCGGAGGCGTGATCTCTCAGAGCGTGGCAGTTATGGACAAGCACGTTATCAGCTAAAAAAGACTCGGGTCCATCGACTTTAAGGCAGAAAACCAGTCCGTCGTAAGAACCTCTTTGTTGGTAAACCGTAACACTCTCCACCCGAGAAATTCCAACACAGCTTTCTTCTTCACATCCTGCGCCTGCCGGGCCAACGAGCAATGACTCCCCCCGTCTATCTCGACCGCTATTTTCTGTGGTAAAATAGCCGCGTCTACCTTGTAGTGATTCGGTATTTTTACACTGGGAAAACACCCCCGGAAAATTTTTGTGCGAACAGCATACTCCGGAACAGCCTTGGTTCGATCTACAACAATCTTCTGCGCGACCGTCATCCCCCGACCGTTCCCCCCACGCTCTTTCGGTTTGTGCCCTATACGTCTCAAAGCCGCGCACACTTTCTCTCGCACCCCCGGCTTTGCCATCGGGTTGTTCTCCCTCAATCGCTTCGAAATAGCTCTCGCTAAATCCGGGTTCTGCGAATGCGCCCTTTTGAGAGACTCTGAACTCTTCAACCTTGCCTCTGGTGAATGCGCTTTCTCTTTCGCGCCGGGGGCTAACCTCGCCTGCCTTGCTGAACAAACTATCCCGCAAAAGCGGGGCGTTTTGTTGCTTCTCACTGCCCAGTAAGGGGTCATAAATGTCACGCCGCAAAATCCGCAAATGTGCTCCTTCGGTAATCTGCCATGCTTCGACCCAGCCCCTGTCTTCAACCCAGATTGGGTGATTTGCGGTGCATCTGATTTTTCCGAACTCATGCTTAACCTCTAAAATGTCGTGTGAAGGTTTTTTTGCTATCCGCCCGGTTATCCTTTTAAGAGTAACTTCGCCTCTAACCAGAGTAGCAACTGATTTCACCGATGGATCATCCACTACTGCTTTTATGCTCATCCGCCCTTTTTCGGTAAGGACTTCCGTTTCAGGGGGAAAACATTCATCAACGATCAAAAAGTCATACGCCCGGCCGATCGCTTTCTCCACCAGGTTGTAGGATGTGATCACCGACCCGTCCGTGGGCACAGCGGCTCGTCCGTCCAGAGCTGCGACCGCCGGCCCGCCGTGCCACATGTTCACTTCCCGTGCCCAATTTAACCGCAGGCTCGCAGGGCAGACGATGAGTAGGCGCTTGAACCCCATCTCCTT